TAAGTATCTGTTGATTATTACCAAGCTGTCCTGCAACTTGTATCCCAGATAAAGCTGGATTCCATCTATGTGATGAAATTATATTATCATTTGTGATTTTTTGTAGTTCCATAAAAGAACCATCACTAGTGTCGTTAATTATATTAACATTTGTTGCATCTCCATCACCATTTTTAGCAATGAATAATATTTTTGAATTATCTCCTGCTCCAGTTAATTTTTCTACAGCATCATCTATAAAGTCTTGAGCCTCATCTTCACCCATATCTGCATTTAACTCAATAATTGCACTTGGCATAAATCCATTTTTGAAGCGTGTAAGGTTAAAGACTCCTATTTGATTTGCGATACGAATATGGTCTAATGCTGCTACATAATCTGGCATGCCATAATAATAATATGTACTCTCGTAATCAGAGAAATGAATCATTGTACGATATATATTCCCATTATCCTCTTTTTTAAAGTCTGGATAAATAGGAACTTTCCTCATAGCTTCAGGGGTTCTTCTTGCGTTTTCCCAGTCTGGGTGCAAAAGTATATGTTTTCCTTTTTTGTGAATCCTGGCAGTTGTTCCGTCTTGATGAAAGAAATTAAGGTATCCGTTACCAACAACAACCTCCATATAACCATTACCTAATTTCCAATAATCAGATAAAACCTTTCTTGAGACATCATCCATTGACTCTCCAAAAGAATTAACATCTTCAAGAAATTCTTGTAGTTGTTGGTCATTGGTTTTCAACCCCTCTCCTATACTAAAGGTTACCTTTGTACTTAGAATTGCCCTATGTGTAGAGGCACTTCTTGAAAGCTCAGATAGCTCTTGTGGGAATAGATTGTCAACACCAAATGGAATCCACTCATCTCTTAAATTAGCAGATGGGCTTGGTTCTTTAGGTGGTTCAGCAGAAACATCCTTTGAAAAAGAATATCCTAAAATTTTAGGACTCGCCTTCCTCTGATAAGTCTGACTCTGTACTGTTTTCTTCTTTGATTGGACTTTCTTCTTCTGGCTCATCTATTTTTATTTTTTTCTTTTTAACTACCTTCTTTGGTTTTTTAACCTCAACCTCTTTTACATTTACAATAGAATCTTCATCTATAATGTAAGGCTTGTTTAATGCGAATAATTTACCTAAAACTTTTTGGCTTAGAATTTTATTCCCGTCAATCGTAATTCTGTTTTTCCCTGAAAGAATAACCATATCCTCATTAACCCCATTATCAACAAACCATTTTGCATCCAGTCTATAATTTGACATATTAAAAATTTTTACAAAGTTAATAAAAAAGGGGAGATTAATCCCCTTTTCTATAAAAAATATTAAATAGTACTAAACGATACTCCAAGCATCAGTAGCAGAAGTTCCTACCGACATAACTGCTCCTCCAGTAGTTGTATCTAACTCTCTTGGATATTCAGCATGAACTCCAGCTAATTTAATTGCAGTTCCGTTAGCATCTTGTAGTCCAACCCCTGAAGATTGCTCTCCTGAAGCAAACTCTAAATATGCTTTCGTTTCAAATACTTTATCGTATCCTAGTACAAAGAAGTAAGTTTCTGGGTCATCTGCATCACAGTCGTCTGCGAAAGACTCTACGATTGCATAAACACCACAAGACTCAGTTAATTCTCTAAGTCTTTGGTTAACTACTTCTGTAATTTTTGGTACATAAAATTCTAACTCAACATTTACTAATGTTGAACCATTTTCTCTTGTTGCGTTTGCAGAAAATCCTGCCGTTCCTCTATCAAATTCAAACTCGTAAGCTGAAGATGTAGGAAAAGAATCAATTTCTCCGTTAGTAGCGAAAGTAACTGTATCTGTTAAAGTACCCTGCTCTACAAGCCAGATTCTCTTTATACCACCTCTACGGTTTCTATCACAACAATCTATTGCGTGTCCTTGTGTAATTGCCATTTTTTTGTTTTTTTATTTGTTTATAAAACCTTAGAAGGGGTTTTGACACCCCTTATAAGATATATTAATTATTACTCAGTTATTGTTGCACAAAGTAAATTGTCTTTCAAAGCACATCCGAATGAATAGTTCATTCTGAATCTGTTTTCTTTACAATCTCTATTATACCACATATCAACATCTTGAGCTACGAAATCAGTTCCAACAGCAATAGCATCTTTTGCAAGAAGCATTACAGCTTTACCAGCAGTAGTTCCATTAGGTGCATTAGTAGGTAAAGATGCTCCATAAGCAGCAATATTTACATCCCAGTCATATTTTACAATCATTGGAATACCATTGTATTGTAATTGTGCGATTCCACCTTGTAAGTCAGCGTAACCTGCTGCGTGAGCAGCTCCTGTAGCTTGTAGTTCAGCTTTGTATAAATCAGCGAACTCTCTTGAAACGAACATTACTTGCTCTGAAGCAGCTAATTCATTTGGTCTTGCATCCATTAAAGCAGCAAGAGAAGTGAAAGCATCAGTAGAGTAAGTAACTTGTTGTCCAGAAGCGATACCATCACAAGCATCCCAGATACCATCAGATAATTTTTGAGTACCAGAACCATTTGTTTTGTCTCCAAACCAAAGGATTGTAGAGAAATCTCTTCCGATACCACCCATGATTAATTCAGAAACGATTTGCATAAGCATAGTTCCTGTTAAGTCATTTCTTGAAATTCCTTGTTTCAGTAATTGAGACTTAATGTGATTCATTAATGAAAATGCAGATTGTGAGTGTTCAACCTCTAATCTATCTAAAGTTAAAGTTACTTGAGAGTTCTCTGATTGAGTTCCATCAGATTCAAAACATCCGTCTTGTGCTACTCCTGCATTTTGAGCTTTAGTAATATCCTTTAGTGCAGAATATTTGTCTAGTAATATTGATGCTCCACTAATATTAGTGATTACATCAAAGTGTGATAAGTCATTGTTAGAAACAAAAAGAGGTGCTAAAAAGTATTTTCTCGCATCTTCTTGACTCCATTCCAAATCAGTGTTAATTATTTCAGCCATTTTTTAATTTTTAAAGTATAAGTTATTATTTGTAGCAAGAGTGTTTGACAAGTTAGCCCAAGCATCAACATCCTTAACTTCAGGAGTTGGGTTAGGGTCTTTACTTGGTACAACATCACTTGGCATACCTTCTTTTTTTGCTTCTTTTGTTTTGTAACTGTTTAGCTCCTCAGTTAGTGTAGCTATGTAGCCATCCTTTTCAACAATAGTGCCATTTAATTCAACAATTGCTTTAGCAGACTCCTCAATAGACTCTTCTATAGCACTCATTTTATTAGACACTTCTTCATTGTCAAGAATTTTTACTTCTTTTACCTCTGTTGTTTTGTTAAACATTTCAGAAATAAAAGTTTTTAAGTTTTCAAATTCTTTTTCCATTTGATTTTCTTGTTTTTGATTATTAAATAAGTTATTTACAAGATTATTATTCTTGTAGTTGTATTTATCTATGTCAAAGTTAGCTGCCATTAAAATAGGTTCTTCAATAAAGTTAATAAACCCAGCTTCAACAGCCTCTGAACTATCAAACCAAGTTTCCTCATTCATCCAAGAACGAATTTGGTCTTCTGATTTTCCTGTTTTTGACATATATATAGAGACTAACCGATTACTCATTTTATCCATAAGGTCGGCTGCCTTGCGTAAATCACCTGATTCTCCCACTTCTCCTCCCCATACATTATGTATCATATAGAGTGAGTTTTCACTCATTATTACTTCATCAGCAGCAAGTGCAACAACACTAGCCATAGATGCGGCAATACCCTCTATACGAGAAGTTACCTTTTGTGGCATCCTGTTTACAGCATCATAGATAGCCAAACCATCTATAACAGAGCCCCCTGGCGAATTTATCCTTAAAAGAACAGATGTATCATTAGGAATCATTTTTATCTCTTCAATAAAAGATTTGGCATCAACCCCATATAAACCAATTTCATCATATATCATTACCTCAGTAGTATTACTTTCAGCAACATTTTTAATATTATACCAATTCATACGACAATATAACTAATTATAAATTAATTACTTTGGAAACTAATGGAATAAATAAAGAAACTTATGGAATATTCTAAAGTTTTCTTAAAATAATTTGGTGGAATGAAATATTTGTTGTTATATTGTAGTATATTAATCAATTAAACAAAATAAATATGGGAAAAATGAAAGAGGTGTTTTTAGAGCACCAACAAGAAAACGAAAACATTATTGCAGAATATTACAATGAGCTTTATAAAGTTGGATATGCAATGGGAGTTGAAAAAAGAGAACTTAAAGAAATTATTAATTTAAAACCAAAACAAAATGGAACAAGAAACTCAAAAAGAAACGCTTAGAAGATTATTTACAGAAAACAATTTAGTTAAAGAAGATGTATTTAAACATTCTCATTATACTATCATCACTAGACAAGGTATAGACAAAATTATGGCCAACTCTGGAATTGAAATTCAGTATGAATTAGTAAACTTATCAGAAGACCATTCTCATTGCTTGATAAAGGCATTAGGGAGAAGAGGGGAGAAAGTTATACAAACATTTGGTGAGGCAAGCCCAAAGAATAATAAAAATGCCTATACAGTTGCTATGGCTGAGAAGAGAGCAAAAAGCAGAATTGTACTTATGCTTGCTGGTTTTTACGAATTAGGAATTTTTGGAGAAGAAGAGAGTGATGACTTCAAACGATAAAGATTGGATTGATGAGGTTCTTGATGATGAACCTTGTAGTGGATGGCAAATAGGAATTATAGAAGGTCTCCTTATAACCTCATCAGCAAACTTTTTATATAAAAATATTAACTTAAACGAATTAAAACAAAATGAAGCAGATGAAATTATCAAAGACCTTAGAGAAAAC